TAGATGATGACGGAACAGTTAATCCAGATACAATTAACCTTGTTCCTGGGACCGTTGTGCCGCGCGCTCCGGGGTCTACTGGCCTAAGCCCTATTACCCCGCCGGGGCGGTTTGATGTTGCGCAGCTTATCTTGAACGATATGCGGCTAAACATTCGACGCGCGCTTTACAACGAGATGCTCGGTGATCCTAACAAGACACCGATGAGCGCAACTGAAGTTGCGGAACGCATGGCCGACCTGTCTAGGCAAATTGGCAGTGCGTTTGGACGGCTGCAGGCAGAGTTGATTCAGCCTCTTTTGCAGCGCGTTATTTACATCCTCAAAAAACGCGGCCTGATCGAAGTCCCGCAAATCAATGGACGGGACATTAGGATTGCTGCTACATCACCTCTTGCGCGTTCGCAAAAGCTGCAAGACGTGACAACAGTTGATCGTTTTATTGAGTTGATTGGTGCGCGATTTGGGCCGCAAGCTCTGTCCCTAACGGTTAAACCAGAGCAAGCAGCGGCCTTTATGGCAGAACGTTTGGGCGTTCCCCCAGAAATCTTGCGCACAGAGGTAGAGCGTCAGCAGTTGCTCAAGTATTTGCAGCAAGCGGCAAGCAGTATGCAGCAACAGCAAATGCAGGCACCAGATGCAGCACCGGGACAATAACAGCACGTTATCCGTTGACGGCGTACTCCGAAGTGGTCAAAAAGAAAAAGATTTAAACTCTTTGTTTGCTGCAGTATTTGCTGGAGATAACGGAGAAAAGGCTTTAGCGTATATTCGTAGCGTTTCAATCGACCAAGTGTCTGGGCCTGAAATTAGTCCAGATAAGCTAATGCACTTGGAAGGTATGCGGTATCTGGCCGCAATTATCCAAAACCGCGTCAAGAAAGGCCGTGAGCATGAGTGATGAAACAGCAAACACCGGAAGTGAGGGGGCAAACTTTTCTGCTGAGCCCTCTGGAGCAGAGCGACCGGAAAACGTACCAGAAAAATTTTGGGACTCAGAAAATGCTCAAGTTGACACAGAACGGCTTTTGCAATCTTACAAAGAGCTTGAAAGCTATAACGGTAAACGCATGGAAGAGCTTCGTGCCTCTGTGGCTGAAGAATACGTGCAAACGCGGATGGCGGATCGTCCGGCCAGCAAGGATGATTACGCTCTGCCTAGTGATGGTCCCGTTGGAGATGCTGTGGCAAATGTTGACAGCGATGACCCGCTTCTTGGTTGGTGGCGCGAAACGGCTTTTGAAGCAGGTCTTAGCCAAGATCAGTTCAATGCGGGGCTAACGGCATACGTTAATCGCCGCATGTCTGAGATGCCTAATCCCGTTGAGGAGATGGCTAATCTAGGCGAGAACGCGCGTGTTCGTGTAGATGCGGTAGAAGTCTGGTCCCGTCAAAATCTACCTGCTGAGTTGTTCCCAATGGTTGCGCAGATGTGTTCTACGGCACATGGGGTGCAGGTTATGGAGCATCTTATCAATCGAACAACGCCGGTTAATATGGCGGCTGTCACAGGGTCTGTTGCCGAACAGGCACCAACCCGTCAGGACATTCGAGACATGATGAACGACCCGCGATACTGGGACCCCAACGAAAGAGACCAGTATGTAAAGCAAGTAGAAAAGCTGGTAAACCGGGTTCGTTAGAGTTTCTCCCTGCCTTACGCTCTCAATGTGCGTTGCGCGGCCCAGTGCCGCGCTCTTTTTTTAACGTGGCCCCATAACGAAATCTGCTTGGCCCTCGGATAACTAAGCAGCGCGTACTGGGATAACCGGCTGACACCAACTTTTAACTGTGAGGACGACATGGCACTCGACATTTCCGATGCCTTTATCACGCAGTTCGAGTCGGAAGTGCATGTTGCTTATCAGCGTATGGGCTCTAAGCTCCGTCCGCTGGGTCGCAACATCACTGGCGTCACCGGCTCGACTGCTCGGTTCCAGAAGGTAGGAACCGGCACGGCTGTCACCAAAGCGCGCAATGCTGAAGTGGCGGCGATGAACCTGACGCACAGCTCGGTGGATGTTACGCTGACTGACTACTATGCAGCGGACTACATTGACCGTCTGGACGAACTGAAGACCAACATCGATGAGCGGCAGGTTGTTGCGCTCAACGCTGCTGCTGCTTTGGGTCGTAAGACCGACGAACTTATCACGGATGCGCTCGACGGAACGTCGAACACGACCGTTCATGGTTCGACGGGCATTAACACCACGAAAATCTTCACGGTGTTTGAAAACATGGGCGAGAACGACGTTCCCGATGACGGTCAGCGTTATTGGGTTGTTGCGCCTGACCAGTGGACCGAACTTCTGGGCATTTCTGCTTTTGCTGACGCGGACTTCATTGGCTCCGACGACCTCCCGTACAAGGGCGGTATGACGGCCAAGCGTTGGCTGGGCTATGTTTGGATGGTTCACTCCGGTCTGCCTACGGATGGCTCCGGCAACCGCAAGACCTTCTGCTGGCACAAGTCTGGCGTTGGTATTGCGACCGGTGCTGACATCTCGACCGAGGTGAACTACGTCCCGGAAAAAGTGTCTAACCTTGTTACTTCGATGCTCTCGCAGGGTGCCGTCCTGATTGACGACAACTCTGTGTTCGAAGTGCAGTGCAGCGAATAAGGAGGCTTACTGATGGCTCTTTCTGCTAGTGATCTGCACAAGGTTGGCGGTGGCAATAAGCAGCTCTTTCTTTACGAATCGGCTGATGCGGTTGCCACTATTGCCGGTTCTGGTTACTTCAACGATGTAACCAACCAGCTTAACCAGGATGATGTAATCATCGCGGTTGGCTCCACCGGCGGTACGCGCACGGTTGACGTTCTCGTTGTTACGAGCGCCAGCGGTGCTGCGACCGTTACCACCACCAACGGTACGTAAGTAGGAGAGGGAGGGGTTAGCGCCCCTCCCTTGACCCTTTGGCAACACCGACAGCTTCTACATCAAGCATTGATATTTGCGCCCGTGCGTTAGTTCTCGTTGGCGCAAACCCTATTACGTCTTTTGAAGACGGAACTACGGAAGCAACTATCACATCGAACCTTTACGAAGACGTTGTGAGAGCTGATCTTTCGTCTTATCGGTGGCGCTTTGCCACAAAGCAAGCGGTTCTTAATCGTTTGGCTGACGCACCAACATCCCGTTGGGATGCGGCTTATCAGCTTCCAAGCGATGTTTTGACCGTAAATGCTGTAACCGTTGCGGACAAAGCGATTGATTATGACATTTACGGAGATGACGTATACGCCAATGCGGGCGTAGATGAGTCACTTGTAATTGACTACGTATATCGTCCAGATGAGTCTGAGTGGCCTCCGCATTTTGTGCTGATGGTGCAGTATCATATGGCAAGCATCCTTGCTGGCTCTTTGGCTCGTGATAGTGGGCTTGCTAAGTTGATGGCAGACCAGCATCAGGTGCAAAATATTCGCGCGAGAAGCATTGACTCTCAGCAGCAAACAACTCGTCGTTTGACGGTTAATCGTTTTCTTGAAGGTTCTGGTCGTCGCTCAACGCGTGGCTCTAGGCGCGAGAGATAATGCCGACTTACCGTGTTAATCAAACAAACTTTCAAGCAGGTGAACTAGACCCCAACTTTCATGCGCGCTCTGACTTGCAAGCGTATGATGAAGGCGGGAAGCAAGTTCGCAATTTTTATTTGATGCTTACAGGCGGTGTAATGCGCCGCCCCGGCACAACTTACCTTAACGACTTAGGCGCTCAATCTAGGCTGCAAGGCTTCGCTTTTTCTGGCGACCAGCGTTATCTTATTGCGTTTCAAAGCGGTGGGGCAAAAGTATACAGTACAGCGGGGGTTTTGCTGACAACGCTGACTGGAGCGCCGTGGGGCGTTGATGACATCTACGAGCTAAACGTTGCCTCTGCTGGCGATATTATTATTGTTTGTCACCCTGACTACAAAACACAGCAAATTACACGAACAGGCGCGTCAACCTTTACTCTTGCTGATTTTGAGTTTGACGGTGATAGCACCACTGGTGGTGTTCGCCATGTTCGCCCATTTTTTAAATATGCAGACACAGACGTAACTTTGCAGCCGTCAAGTACTGCTGGGTCTATTACCCTTACTGCAAGTGCCGCCGTTTGGGAATCGGATCACGTAGGTACTATCGTTGAGTTTACAGATGAAGACGACACGTCGGTTCTTATTGAAATTACGGGGTACACATCTAGCACCGTTGTAAGCGGTAATATTTTGTACGGAGAAGCCGTAAAGCACACTGTTGCGGAGTCTACATGGCGAGAGCAGCTTTATTCAGATGTTCGTGGGTGGCCTGCAGCGGTCACATTTCACGATAATAGACTGTGGTTTGGCGGCAATTCACAGCGTCCGGGTGGATTGGTTAGCTCTGTTTCTGGGTCATTTTTCAACTTTGACATTGGCACGGGCGAGGATGACGAAGCTGTTGATGTCAGCATTGCTTCAAGTAGCGTTAATGAGATTCGCCATCTAGTCTCAACACAGCGGCTTGAAATCCTAACTGACACAGGCGAATTCTTCATTTCTGACAGCGATGTTAGGGCAATCACTCCATCTAATGTGTCCGTTCGTCGTCAAACAACCTTTGGATGCACC